CTACACGGCGACCACTCTGGAGTTTTCCAGGTGTTCATCGCCCCAGTTGCAACTGTGTGTGTGACACGTTGGACTTTTAGTCCGGCGTGCTGTTTGTCTTTATGGAGCTATTCAGCTAAGCTGACTCCGAAAGGGACTTCACGTCTATTTCGCTTGTAACGGTATGGCCCCCTTCCGGGGGTTTCCGCTTATTTCAGGTGTAACGATATGAGTCCAAAATAAAGATTGTGTGTGTGTGTGTTGTGTGTGTGTTTGTGTGTTGTACCTCAAACGTAGGTGACATGGGCGAGGTTGCCCGCGATAGCGTAACTACGGTAGATCTTTCTCCGCGTTAAATCGACATCGTACTTCTGATAGTCAGGCTTAAAACCCTTTCTCTTAGCGTACTTTGCGATCGAACGCAGATTCCAGATCCGCCGATTGTGGCGCACTGCTCTATTGAGCTTTCGCGAGATCTTCGCCTCCGTCTCCTCACTTGAGGGTGTGAAAAGTTCCCCTAGAGAGATTTCTGTGTCAAACAACAAGTTGACGCACTCCTTCCCCACGGCTCGGTTGTAAACCTTATGCCCGGGATTGTCGAATTCGACGATCTCCGGCTCAGGCAACCGGGACATGGCGCGAAGTCGAGTGCCCCACGTTGTCGACATGATTCTCATATCTAGAGGAGAGTGTGCTGGATCCTTTCGGGAAATCAGCATCCTTGCAATGGCTTTGTCTTTGGCGCTCGGCTCGATCACTCCGATCAGCCCCAGCCCACCAAGCCATTCGGGAATATACCACGGAATCCCTTCCACTAGCTGTGTCGCGTTGTTCAATTTGAATAGCGAGTGCAGCTTGAGGTGAAGCGACTTCGGGGAAGAGAGCATCAAGGACCGGTACCTGGCCCCTGGCTGACTACGCTTCTTAGCGCCGTCGGTCATGCCGGATAGTGCCTTTCCGCCACTTCTCTTCATTCCTTTCACTAACCCCCAGTTGATGTACTTCACACGGTTGAATGTTGTCGTAGTTTCGCTCTCTTGTTC